AAGAAATTTATTAATCAACCATCTCCACATAAGAAACGTGAAAAGCTAAATCGTTAGCAGCACCAGCTGTAACAGCGATTATATCTGTTTCATCTAAGTAGATAGGTCTTGCAATTAAATCTAAAGTTGAATCTGCAGGCACAGAGATTGTGCTTGCGATTGCAAAATAAGTTGAACCATTATCATTACTAATCTCTACTGTTGCATCAACAGCACTAGTTCCATCAATGTTTGCTAATAATATCGAATCAATTCTCACTGCAGTTTCTGCAGGGACATCAATCATAGTAGTTCTGTTTGTATCAGATAAAGTACCCATAGCATTTTTAGGGGTAATCGTTGCTATATTTACAAGATTCGGTGTTGCCATTTTTTATTCTCCTTCTAGATTAATATCCGAAAACCATGGAAAAGACAATACCTTTTCCATCAGTAGTTACAACTTGAGTAGAACTAGTTCCTGGTGATGCATTGGTTACTTTTGTTCTACCAGTGCCATTTGGAGCTATAGTTATATCTCCATTTGCTGCATCTGTAAGAGTAACAGTTCCTGCATTTGTTCCACTATTTGTGTTTAAAATTAAATCTGATGCACCACCTGTGGTTACAGTTAGCGTTCCAGCTCCATTTGAGGTTAAAGTAGCAGCTGCCCCACTATCTCCAACTTTTACTGTGTCTGCTCCAAGAACAACATCTCCAGTTCCGTTAGGTATAATATCGATATCTGCGTCAGAAGTCGATACAATATCATTCCCATTAACATCTAAATTACCACCTAGTTGTGGAGATGTGTCAGAAACTACATCTGTAAGACCAGTAGCAATAGTTAAAATTTTTGGATTTGTTGCATCAGGATTGGCTGATGCAAATACTAATTTATCACCTTTGTCTGTTGCTGCAAACGTAAGTGAATCACCTGAACCAGTTGCGTATTTAAATTGTACTGTGTGAGATCCAGATGTTGAATTTCTTAAAAAATAAAATGTTTGAACATCGTTTGGAATAGTTACGATTTGATTTCCAGAAATAGTCCCTGTAAATTCTATCATTCTGTGTGCAAGTTCTGCGCCAGTTGCTCCATCTGAAACTGAAAGAGCTGTGGTTTGTGCACCACCAGCTATAGATTTTTGTACAAATCCACCAGAAATTTGTTCTACTAATTGTAAGTTTGTATTAGTTTTTGTTCCCCATGTACCGGCGTTTTCACCAGTTGCTTGAAGTTCTATACCCAGAGGGCTAAATGTTGATGCCATAATTTATCTCCTATGCAGCGTCACTATAACTTGTATTTGATCCAGTTGCAACATCTGTATACGAAGAATTTGAACCTGTGTCAACGCTTGAATATCCTTGAATTCCAAAACCTGTTGAAGATCCAAAGATAGCAACAGAAGCTGTAGCAGATTGACCCGTTAGTCCCATAACATCAGCAGGACTTAAAGATCCTACAGAAGAAGTTGCTGAAATTCCAGTTAAACCCATTACATCAGCAGGCGATAAACCACCTACTGAGGATGTTATTGATAAACCTGTTGGGATTATAATAGGATTAGATGAAATACCAACTTCACCAACACTCGTTGTTGCTGATACTCCTGTAACTCCCATTACATCTGCAGGTGTTATAGATCCAACAGAAGAAGTCGCAGCTCGACCTGTTACCCCCATTACATCTGCAGGAGTTAAAGACCCTACTGATGTTGTTCCAGCGACTCCTGTTGGTACAACAGTTACATTACCAATTATTGTTGGTGTTCCAAGACTTACAGTTGCAGAAACTCCAGTAACTCCCATAACATCAGCAGGTGATATAGATCCTACCGATGCTGTTGCTGATTGACCATCAAGTAATACGGTTCCTTGGATACCCCAAGCATTATCATTCCAAGCTTGTCTTCCCCAACCTGAATTTATTTCTGCTGAAACTGTTACAGAACCAACTGCTGTTGTTGCAACACCAGCGGTGTCTATTGATACATCTAAACTACTTTCACCCCAGTTTTCAAAACCCCAACTATCAGAGCCCCAACCTTGTTCAGGAAAAGATTCTACACTTCCAACTGATGTTGTTGCTGATACACCAGTTAATTGAACAATTGCTGTATTAGATTGCCATGAGTTTTGATTCCACGCTACGAGAGGATCATCTCCACCCCAGATTGATGTTTCTGACATAAGGAGTCCCTCCTTATGCTATCCTGATAATAGCGTTAGATGCGTCTGCTGTTGGAAATTGAATTGTAAAAGTTCCACTTGTTACAGTTTTATCAGAACCAAATGCGATTACTGCACACGCAGGATTACCTGATGCAGAGCTATTGTAAATTAAAGCACCATTTGCTGTAAAAGATGCACTTGTAAAACTTACATCTGAAAAATCACATACTGCAGTCGTGCTGTCAGTTGTAGGTGTAACACTTGTTAGTGTTGCCCCACCAGAGGTATAAGCAGTACCAGATGAATTAGTTATTTCATTAGAAGATGAAAAAGCAGTTGTGCCTGCTCCTAAAGTTGCAGAGCTTGTGTATAAAGCTATTTTAAAAGTGTTACCAGTTGTAGCTGTAAAATCATGAACTCCTTTTAAAAGTTCTACCTTAAAACTTGTACAAATTGCCGATGTTATTGCCATGCTTCAATCTCCTATGGGTTTGCCGAGGTTACTGGAATACGAACAGCGCCATCAGTGTAGTCATCTCTTCGTCTTCTACCAACTTGCTCGTTAGCAAACTTCTGTACCTCTTGTTTATATTTATTTTCATACAAAGTCAACATATCTATCGGACCTTTTAAAAATCCATATGCCTCTGATAGACAGCAATATAACAGTCCATTTGGAAAGTTAAGACTAATGTAATTAGTATTATCACCTTCTAATAATGCAGGCGCCGCATTAAAATGCACTCTAAATTTGTATGTTGTGTCAGGGACCGGCGCAAACATCATTCTACCGGATGTAGTATCAGACTCACCCGTAGCACCACCAAACATAGCATAATATTTAGGTTGACCTCTTTTAGCTGATTCTGTTGAAGATATATATTCTTGAAGATATGATACATCTTTTTTTTGTAAAAATACATTCGCTCCTGTCGTAGCGGATGTTGAATCATAGACCTGTATCGCTCTTATAAATACACATCCTGCAGGTGCATTAATTGTCTCTTGTCCTGCTACTAGATTACCTATCTGTTGTTTTCTATCTGCATCAATAGGAACATCTCTAAATATTCTGTACTGTGCATTTAAGATTATATTCTCTAAAACAGCGTCTGTTAATACATTCGAATCTGTTTCAGTATAATTTCTAATCTGTGTTTTTAGTCCTGATGCGCTTAATCCAGCCATTATACCTCTCCTGCTACTTCTTTACAAATAGGACAGCTTTTTTTGTACCTACTATGTGTTCCACATTTTACTGCTTTACCATCAACATCTGTATACGTAGGAGTTTCTGGCTCTGGTGTTTTTAAATATAACTCTGCATGTTCATCCATGTCTTCTGGGCACGCACACTGTTTAATGCCAAATAAATTACAAATAAAATTTTTAATTTTTTTAATCACGCTGTTACCGTTACTGGTCCCGCTGATGCAGAACCACCTCCTCCTGTTTCATTTATACTAGATGTTGTAGCAGTTGCAAAGGTATATTTATCATCACTTACTTTAGTAATTAAATAACCTGCAGCTAAATTTATTGTTGCTGCTGCAACTCCACCTACTGTTTCTGAATCTCTAAATCTAACTCGATCGTTTGTTGATCTTCCATGATCAGGTTCATCAACAGTTATAGTTGCAGATCCATTTGTTGTGGTAAATGGGTTTAATGGTAAAAGTTTTGGAACAGATGTTTCTACTCTATCAGGTCTAACATTACGTAAAGATATAGAATCACCATTCATAGGTTTTGGTTCTAATTGTGGTTGCTTTGGTTCAAATTCAGATACATGCACAAACGCACCATTCCATTCTCTAACCATTTCTTTGTATGGAAACTCCATACCTGATCTATCTGATATTGCTCTTGCGTATTTACCTGTTGCGTACTTTGCCATTATGTTCCCGGATAATAAGCTTTAGGCGTAATGTGTGTGCTCGAAGCTGATCCGTCCTCCGCTAATGCTCTTGCAAATTCATCTTCATAAGCAAGTTTCATTGGTTGAATTAAGTTTGGTTGGTATTTTTGTGCTAGATAATATGCAAGCCCTGATACCATACAAGGCACAAATCTAAATGGTACATCAGTTGCGTTTGTATAATCTCCAATATCTTGAATTCTTTTTATAAAAAAGAAGTGCATATCTTTAGATGCATTTGTTGAATCTGGTGTTGGATAGATATGTATTGTAACTTTATCTATAAATCTCTCTACCCAATATTGATTAGGTGTACCTTTAGATAATTTATTAGAAAATCCTGCGTATGTAGATCTGTCTACCTTTGTCATTGGACTATCTGATTGTGTTGTCTGAGTTCTATTAGATCTTAATTGTGCTTCAAGAACATCGGACATTCCAAATACACTTGCTGGATCTGTGGTTGTAGCTGACGTTCCATCATCACTAGACCTAAAAAAATCATAGTCTGCCTGGCCTTCAATAAGATCTAGATTAGTTGAACCTACTTCCCAATAATGAATACCTCTATTGCCCCATTCTTGAAATAAAATATTAAGAGATCTTCTAGCAGATTTAAGTTGATAACCTGCTACAGAATTTAATCCGATACGTTCGAAAGCATCTTCTATTATTTCATCAACGGCAAATGTTTTATCAAATGTTGTTGTACCAGAGGTAGTATTAGCCATTTACCCTCCTATCCATCAAAGAATACTGTAACGCTTGTTACTCCATCCCCTACATTTAAATATGCACCGCTATCAAATAAAACACCATCATCTGGTATATATGGATCAATAAAATCGTCTTGATTGGGTGTATCTAATTCTAACAAAATACTTCCTGAAGTAGAAGTGTTTCTAAAAACCATAGATCCTGCTGTTGATGAACTAACTCCATGTAAACCTCTAATTCTAGTTCTGCCTGCAAAAACTATTCCCTCTTTAGCAGTCCCTGTAATACCAATAGAGGTATTTGTGCTGACAGCTGCATCAGCTGCAACTTGAGTTACAGTTAAAAATTTGTTTGTAGAGGTTACAGTGTTATTATTAGGACCACTAATATCTTCAGTTTGTGCATCTCCATTAAGATCAGTTCCAGTGATCGTCATTGTAACACCAGAAATATTTCCTGTTGAAGTAAAAGTAATAGTCTGAGGTAAATTACCTACTGTTGTGTTAGCTAGTGTAAAATTACCAGCACCACCTAAAGTTTGAGCAGCAGCTATGTGAGTAGTTACTGCACCGAACAATTTAAAATGTTTTGCCTTTACGTCTGTTGACATTTTTTTCTCCTAAAGTTTGTGTGGGCCGAAGCCCACACTATTACTTATTACAGTTCAGTATTAGCTGTTCTCTCTTTGGCTACATTAATGTAATCAAGAGTTAGAACTTTAGCTGCTGCTTCTCCGTTTTTAATTCCAAAAGAAATAGCTAAGTCTTCATCATCTGGTGCATTTGTATTTACAACAGTTCCGATTTCTCTATTATCTTTGTAAACGTGAAACAATCTATCTTTAGTATCATAATAGAAACCAATAGTTACAAAAGTATCATCAGCTAATGTAGCAGTAGTTAATGTAGACTCTCCTGAGTCTTTTTCTACTACAAACTCTAATGATGTTGAACCATCCGCTTTTCTAAAAAATATACCATCAGTTACACCACCAAAAGGATCTGTATCGGTGATATGTAACCCAATAGCTAAATCTGTTTGAGTTGCATCACTAACTTTAAATCTGCAAGAAAAAAATAAATCTTTGCCTGCTTCAAATTTATAGTTTTCAATAGTTCCGGACGCATGTCCTTTCCATTGTAAAGCATCTAAATCATCATCTCCTGCTGCGTTAGTTATAACTAGTAAGCCTCCGTCGCCAGTCGCTACAGTTTCTGTAGCTGAACCTGTTCCAGCTTCTGTAGTAGTGATTGTATAATCAGCTGCTACAAATTTATCGAAGTCGTTATGGTACATGTGATACTTGATAGGATCAGGTGTTTTTAGTCTTCCACCAGTTCCTTCTGCTTTCACATTTGTGACTCCTGAAGTAAAGTGTGTTGTCATAATATCAGCGCCTCCTACACGCCAGTTATTTTTTTACGATAACCAATTTATTTAAAGTATTTATATACTAGATTTTAGTAGAGCGCAAGAGAGCCTGTAATGTGGATTGAATTTTTCCAACGATGTAGCTTTTTATTAAGTAGCTACAGAAACTTGAGGAGCCGCATCATCTATTTTATTTTGTGCACTAGCTTTTTCTGCTTCTGCAAGTTTGATCTGGCTAATTACTTCTCTGACTTTTCTGTCAATCTTAACCATATCGAGAGTATATCTACCCTCTTTCAGATGCTCCTGCTC